GCAACTTGGGAAGATTCCCTTGTTGTCTACTTTTACTTCCCCCGCCCAATTTGTAGCTGAAACGTTAACGGGTGCTTTACAAATTTGGGGCCTTTCAAAGCCTCCAAATTTTGCTCCTATAAAGCGGGTGGAGAATGTTCCGTTTTCACACAATGCTTGTGCAAATGTTTCTGACCCCACTCAACCCCTCTCTCTTGACGTTAACAATGCTATGGGGATGATTCCGTCTGTTGGCGGATCCCTTGATGATGAGATGTCCATTAATTATCTGAAACAAATCTTCACGTATTTTAAGCGTGCTGATTGGAGTGTATCAGCTACGAATAGACAACTTTTCACTTCTTTCCCTGTAACACCCGTTGATGTCTATCAAACGACAACAGATTCTGGAGCGCTTATTCGCTCCCGCGCTCCCATCTCTTTCCTTGCGGACTTGTTCTTGCAATGGAGAGGAGGGCTCAAGTATAAGATGAAGTTTGTCAAAACCCAGTTTCATTCTGGCAGATTGCTTGTAGCGTTTTCGCCTTCAAACAATTATGACAGAACGACTCCACCAACCACCAGTGTTGATTTGTCTTCCTACACTCACAGGGAGATTATTGACATTAGAAATCTGACAGAGTACGAGTTTATTGTCCCTTACACGGCGATCACTCCCTGGCTTAATACCCGGCAGAGGCCCGATGTAATGGGATATGTTGACATTTTCGTGCTTGACTCTTTGGTTTTTCCTTCAACAGTTCCCAGCGTTGTTCCTGTTATCTTTGAGGTAGCAGGCGCTGAAGACTTGTCCTTCGCAGTTCCCGCTGCTGAGGACGATTGGGTGGTATATAGGCCAGCCACACTGCAATCGAAGATACCCTCATTGGGAGGCTCTTCTTTGCAGAGTGATGGTCTTAGAGAAGCTGCTTCTTGTGTGGGAGAAGTAGTCCTCTCTCTGAGGTCTCTAATTAAGAGACCTCAAGTTCTCACCTATTTTGGTGAGAACAAAGCAGCGTACTTCTTGTATCCTTACATTTTTGAAGTTGCTTCGGGTGATGGTACTGTAGTAAACCAGCCCTATATTGGCGGTAACAACTTGATGACACATATATCTTCTTTATATGCTTTATCAAGAGGTTCCATGAGCTTTCGTATGTTTTTTCCCCAGCTATCAGAACCTGAGTCTCCTGGTATTACAGGCAATAGTAACAACTTGGTAGGTGTCACTTTAGAAGAACCATGGTTCTCCTGGAACGGCACCTCGTATGACGAAGCTACGACTGCTTCAGTTCAATTTGCTTGGACTGATCATGCCACGACCCCAAATGAGTCTATCTCACAGAGCAGAGCTAGACCCTTCTTGACGGTGGTGGACAAGTTGGCAGGTGGTTCACAGTTTACTGTACCTCAATACTTTACTTCTCACTCACGACCAATGGCCTCGGCTTTGGTTACACCACAGTACTCTTCTCTTGACAAGCTATTGGGAACTTTTCCATCATGGCGAGTCAAGATTACTAAATCTGCAATCGTCACATCTGTGACTATCTTGCAGTATGGAGCTGATGACTACAGTCTCCATCGGTTTGTATCCGTTCCTCCCGTTATTGCGAGAGGATATACGTCGGCATGAAGTTTTACGGGCTTTCGATTGCCGAAAGTATAGTGTCTGGGCGCCCGCACAATTATTGTGATGCCTACACTAAGCTAACTCCTCGTCCCTTTACAGTTTGGAAACGCTGTTGCGGTAAAGAGTGTTAGTTCCACTCAGCTCCCCCCACTTGGGTGGGGGGACCTTTGTTTTTCCTTTGC